CACGACATCGAACGGCTGTGCGTGCGCAGCGTGGCGGAATCTGGCGAGGTGTTCGTGCGGATGGTGAAGCAACCATTCGGCGGCTCGCAGGTGCCACTTGCGCTTGAGGTGCTGGAGGCTGACCTGCTCGATGACGGGTTGAACGGCCGCAGTCAGCAGGGCAATGAGATCCGCATGGGCGTGGAGGTGGACACTTGGGGCCGCCCGGTGGCGTATCACTTCCTGGCGTATCACCCCGGCGATTACCAGTTCAGCAACCAGCAGATCTCAACGCAGCGTCGCAAGCGCGTCCCTGCTGATGAGGTGATCCATCTGTACCGCATGGAGCGCCCCGGCATGACGCGCGGGATCACATGGTTCTCCAGTGCCATCCAGCGGCTGCACCACCTGCAGGGCTATGAGCAGGCTGAGATCGTGCGTGCGCGCGCAAGCTCAGCGCTGATGGGCTTCATCACCAGCCCCGAGGGCGAGCTGATGGGTGATGATGTGATGGAAGGCGAGCGGGTATCGAGCTTTGAGCCGGGCGTGTTCAAGTATCTGGCGCCGGGCGAGTCGGTGACTGTGCCGCAGCTCGATGCACCTGATGGGCAGTTCGAGCCGTTCGTGCGGGCGATGCTGCGCGCGATGGCTGCCGGCATTGGCTGCAGCTACGAAACGGTGAGCCGTGACTTCAGCCAGACGAACTACAGCAGCAGCCGGCTGAGCCTGCTCGAGGATCGGGATCATTGGCGGATCCTGCAGAACTGGCTGATCGAGAACCTGCACCAGCGGGTGTTTGAGGTGTGGCTCGACATGGCGGTGCTGAGCGGTGCGTTGCCGCTGGCCAACTATGAGCTGCAGGCGGATCGCTACAAGGCTGTGCGTTGGATGCCGCGCGGCTGGGCATGGGTGGACCCCGGCAAGGAGGTGCAGGCGTACAAGGAGGCCGTGCGCTGCGGCTTCAAGACACTGGCCGAGGTGGTGGCTGAGCAAGGCGGCGACCTTGAAGAGCTGATGCGCGGCCGCCGTCAGGAGCTGGATGATGCCGAGGCGCTCGAGCTGAAGTTCGACACTGACCCTGGCTCTGATCCTGTACCTGCAGCACCTGCACCAACTGAAGACGCTGCGGCAGTCGATAATGGAAACGACAACCCGGACAACACCGATGGATCTATCGCGTGACCTAGAAGGGCAACTGTTGAAACGCTCTGAGGTTGCTGACTTCCAGGTCAGCGATGATGAGCGGTCGATTGAGTTCCCTTTCTCTAGCGAGTTCCCTGTAGCTCGCTACTTCGGCAATGAGGTGCTGAGCCATGAGCGCGGCGCCGCTGATCTTGGCCGGCTGAATGATGCAGCTCCTGTGCTGTTCAACCACGACCCGAACAAGGTGATCGGTGTTGTTGAGCGCGCATGGATAGATGACAAAGTCAAGCGCGGTTATGTAAACGTGCGGTTCAGCAAGAATGCGTTCGCGCAGGAAGTGCTGGCCGATGTTCGTGATGGCGTGCTGCGCAATGTGTCGTTTGGCTATGCCATCAACGACATGGAGCAGCGTGGCGAAGACTTCGTGGCGACTCGTTGGAGTCCCTACGAAGTGAGCGTGGTTAGCATACCTGCAGACCCAACGGTCGGCGTCGGGCGTGCTCTCGACGCTCAACCTGCGGCCTCCGCCGCATCACCAACCCCCGAAACAGAACCTGAGGTTCCGATGGAAAACACCCCCGACATCTCGGCGGTGCGGGCTGAAGCGGCTCAAGAAGCTGCCAAGGCTGAGCGCTCCCGTATCTCCGGCATCACTGCCCTGACCGAAAAGCACGGCATGGCCGATCTCGGCCGCCAGCTGATCGAGGGTGGCCGCAGCCTCGATGAGGCTCGCGCTGCTGTTCTCGACAAGCTTGGCGCCAAGGTTGAGCCCGTGGCTGAGAAGGCTGCCGACATCGGCATGACCGACAAGGAGGTTCGCACCTTCTCCTTCCAGCGCGCCATCAACGCACTGGCCAACCCTCAGGATCGCAAGCTGTGGGAAGCCGCTGCCTTTGAGCGTGAGTGCTCCGAGGCTGCTGCCGCCAAGGCTGGCAAGACCGCACAGGGCATCATGGTGCCCAACGAAGTGCTGCGCCGCGATCTGACCGTTGGCACTGCTTCGGCTGCTGGCGATCTGGTCGGTGTTGACTTCCGCCCCGGTTCGTTCATTGAGCTGCTGCGCAACCGCTCCGCACTGGCTGGCCTCGGCGTTGCTTCGCTGACCGGCCTGTCCGGCAACGTGGCGATCCCCCGCCAGACCGGCGCTGCCACCGCCTACTGGGTGGCTGAGTCCGGTGCTCCTACCGAGAGCAACCAGACCGTCGATCAGGTGAACATGTCGCCCAAGACCGTGGGTGCCTTCACCGATTACAGCCGCCGCCTGATGCTGCAGTCCAGCATCGACGTGGAGCAGATGATCCGCCAGGATCTCGCCACCGTGCTGGCACTTGAGATCGACCGCGTTGGTCTCTACGGCCTGGGCAACAGCAACCAGCCTCTGGGCATCAAGCTGACCACCGGCATCAACACCGAGGACTTCGGTGCTGCCACCCCGACTTACGCTGAGGTGGTGAGCATGGAATCCAAGATCGCTGCCGACAACGCCGACATCGGCGCAATGGCCTATCTGATGAACGCCTCCATGCGCGGCGCTCTAAAGACCAAGGACAAGGGCACCGATACCGGCGCCTATGTGTTCGAGCCCGGCGGCACCGTGAACGGCTACAGCGCGGTGGTGTCCAACCAGGTGGCCAGCGGTGACATCTTCTTCGCCGTGTGGAGCCAGCTGATCATGGGCATGTGGTCTGGTCTGGATCTGACCGTGGATCCCTACACCCACAGCACCAGCGGCACCGTGCGCGTGGTTGCTCTGCAGGATGTGGACTTCGCTGTCCGTCACCCCGAGAGCTTCTGCCGCGGTAACAACACCCTCTGATCTGATGGAGGCGGGGCTGGGTAACACCAGCCCCTGAACATCTATGAAGGTCAGGATCCTGAAGCAGACCAGCATCGCCGGCGTGCCAGCGCGTGTGGGTGATGTGGTCGAGGTGAGTGAAGCAGACGCTCGCTATCTGCTCGGTGTTGGCAAGGCCATCGCCGTGACTGAGAAGCCTGCAGCTGAGATTGAGCCTCCTACCGTGGAGGCACCGGCCAAGCGCAAACCCCGAACGAAGGTGACCCCAAATGGCGATCTTCCAGCAAACCCTTGAGAAGCTGCAGCACTTCACGCTGCTGGCTACTACCACCATCACCGGCACTGGCGATCAGACCGGCGTTGACCTGCAGGAGTATGACGGGGACATTCAGGTGATCCTGTCCGGCACTGCTGCTGGCGCTGGCGCTGATCTGACCTTCCGCCTTGAGGAGTCGGACGACAACGTGACCTACACCGCCGTCACCGGTGGTGGATTCACTGCGATCGGCAACGCAGCTGCCAAGCAGGTCAAGACCCTGAACCGCGATGAGCTGAAGCGCTATGTGCGCCTGAGCTGCACCGCTGAGACCGGCACCGCTTCCAGCGCTGTTACCTGCTTCGGCTACGGCCTCAAGAAGTACGGCTGATGGCTTTCTCCGAGGATCTAAACGTATTCCTCGACGACTTCGGCGTCAGCTGTACGGCTGGCGCCGTTTCTGCATTGGGGATCTTGGACATGCCCACGCAAGTGCTGGCGGGTGAGATGGTGCTGAGCACTGACTACACGCTGACCTGCCGGGCGTCTGATTTTGGCGGCCTGCTGTATGGGGCAGCCATCACGGTGGCTGGCGTCAATTACAGCGTGCGCGAGGTGCGCAAGCTGGACGATGGCGCGTTTGTTGAAATTGCGTTGCAGCGTCTGGCACCGGAAAGCAGCGCACCTGGCCAGGATCCGCGAGTGTTTGGCCTGTCGGATCTGACCGATGTGGATGTGACTGGTGCTGCGGCCGGCGATCAGCTCACCTACAACGGCACCGAATGGGTGGACGCTGGCGCACCCAAGAGCATTACGATCGCCAACCCGATGGTGGGCGACAGCTTCACGCTGTTCCGCACGGCGGCAGCAACGACGATCAGCAGCGTCACGGCGGTGGTTCGCGGCGCCAATGCCAGCGTCACCTTCGACATCAAGAAAGATCCAAACCGCAGCACGGCTGGCACCAGCATCATTACGCCAGAGGCTGTCACGAACACAACCACAGGCGAGTCTGTGGCTGTTATCAACCAGCCCGTTGGCGCTGGTCAGTTCGTCTGGATTGAGGTGACCGCAGTGAGCGGCACTGTCACTGAGCTCAATGTAAGCATTGAGATCTGAGCCCTAGACTGACCCTATAGAAGGAGCCCTGCCGTCATGGCGTCGTTTAACAAGTTCAACTCTTTTGTTGAGGCGTTGGCCGAGAAGGTCCATAACCTCGGCAGCGACACCTTGAAGGTGTACCTGAGCAACGCAACGCCTGATGCTGCAGCCGATTCGGTTAAAGGTGATCTTGCTGAAATCAGCGCCGGCAACGGCTACACCGCCGGCGGCAACACAGCGGCGATCACCAGCAGCTCGCAGACCAGCGGCACCTACAAGCTGGTACTGGGCGATCCTACGACGTGGACCGCTAGCGGCGGCACCATTGGACCGTTCCGCTACGCAGTGCTCTACAACGACACCGCCGCCAACGATGAGCTAATTGGCTGGTGGGACTACGGCAGCAGCATCACGCTGAACACCGGCGAAACCTTCACCGTGGATTTTGATGCTGGCACTGGCGTCTTGACCATCGCCTAATAACGCCGCCAAGGCAAATATGTCATGACCGTCTCTTTCGTTGGTGCTCAAAGTAACGCCGGCACTACGGTCACAATCCCTACTCACCAAAGTGGGGATTTAATTTTAATTTTTGCTTATCGAGATGGCAGCGTTACACCGCCAAGCACTCCTGCTGCTGGTGGCAATGTCCCTGCATGGACTTCCATTTCAATTGGTGGCAGTTCTAGTAACGCAAGCAACTTTAGATGGGCTGTTGCAACCAGCAATATAACAACAAGTGGAACGTGGGCGAATGCAACTGAGTTAATTTGCCTTGTCTATCGCAGCGCTCGTATTGGTGCATCTGCAACTAGCACGAGCGGAGGATCGACCGCAATTGATTACCCTGCGCTGACATTGCAGCGTACAAATGGCACTAGTTGGGTAGTTGGCGTTGCTGGTCATAGAACTGCTACAGACGTAGATATAGCCCCATCGGGGATGACAAACCGCACTTCTGCTGGGTCAGAAGCGGCAGGTCATGACACCAACGGTGCAGTCAGTAGCTGGAGTTTGCAAACCGTTACGGTCAATGCAAGCAGTTCTAGTCGTAGTGCGACGGTTGAGCTACGCGATAGTTCACCTTCAATTATTGGTGAGCTTGGCGTATTTACAGAAACGGGCCAAGCCGCAACGCTGCACACCAGCCGGCGGCTGATCAGTGATGCCGGAGCGTTTACAGAGGCAGGCCAGCTTGCAGCGCTGACCTACACGCCGCTTGCTAATAACTACACCTTGCCCAGTGACGCTGGCGCGTTCACGGCTGCCGGCCAAGCTGCGGGTTTGACGACAGGCCGCACGGTGAGCGGCGTTGCTGGTGTTGTCACGGTTGCTGGCCAAGCGACGGGCTTGTTGCGCAATCCGGTTGTGCCGGCCGCAGCTGGTAGCTATTCGCTGGGCGGGCAGGACGCCACGCTGACTAGTAGCACGCCGCTCAACAACTACACGCTGGCAGGCGCGGCTAACAGCTACACGCTAACCGGCCAGTCGGCTGATCTGCGGCGCGGTCTGCAAATGCCTGGTGTTGCTGGTGCGTTCACGGCCAGCGGTCAGTCGGCTGGGTTCCAAGGGCAGAAATATCTGCCGAGTGCTGCGGGATCTTTCGCCGTCGCCGGGCAAGCAGCTGGCCTGCGCGTCGTTCGCGTGGCTGTTGGCGCGGCCGGCAGTTATGGGTTGACTGGTCAAACGGCCAGCTTGGACTTTGCCGGGCTGCAGAATTACACCATGCTGGGCACTGCCGGCGCGGTGGTGATTGCGGGGCAGCCTGCTGGGCTGATGCGCCAACGGCTACCGCTGGATGCCGCTGCTGGCGCGCTGATCGTCACTGGGCAGGCCGCTGGTTACGGCTACGGGCGCAAGCTGCCTGGTGCGGTGGCATCGTTCGCGCTGGCTGGGCAGCAGGCCACGCCCAACGCCGAGCGGCTGCTGGTCAGTGCAGTGGCGGGTTATTTAGCAGATGGGCAGGCCAGCACGCTGACCAAGAGAGAGCGGCGGCGCGTTGTGATCTTCATCTGATCTCACTGGATTGCCCGAGACTGCCACTACCCACGCCGCTAACCTGCTTCCATGACCACCAAGCGCGAGACGATCCTGGCTGCCGTCCGCACGGCGCTGACCGACACCACGGGCGTCGGCACGCGGATCTACCGCAGCCGAGTGGAGCCGATTAGCAGGGCCGAGAGTCCGGCGATCGTGGTCGAGCCGTTGAGCGATAACGCGGCGCAGAACACGGCGCTGCCAACGCTCGACTGGTCGATGATTGTTCGGATCACGGTAATTGTGCGTGGCGCGGTGCCCGATCAAATCGCTGACCCGATCATTGAAAGCCTGCACGCCAAGGTGATGGCCGACCTGACGCTGGGCGGCTATGCGATCGATGTGCAGCCTGTTGGCGTTACTTTCAACTTTGCAGAAGCCGATGGCGCTGCTGGTGAGATCCAGTGCGATTATCGTGTTCTGTATCGCACCTCCGTCACAAATCTGGCGAGCTGAACATGGCTACGATGGTGGACGAATACTGGGGCCAAGGCGGGACCTACCTGCTGGACCCCAAAACCGGCAAAAGGAAGCTCATCGAGCGGACAGAGCCGGCCAATCCCTCAGAACCCCAAACAGAGGTAGCGAGCGATGGCTCTGACCCGCAAGAGACTGATCCAGGTTAAGAAGGAAAGTACCTACGGCACCGACAGCAGCCCGGCCGGCTCTGACGTACTGCTGGTACGCAACCTTGAGATCACCCCAATCGAGTCGGATGTGGTCAGCCGCGACCTCATCCGCCCCTATCTCGGCAACAGCCCGCAGCTGTTGGCCAACAGCCGCGTGAGCATCACCTTCCAGGTGGAGCTGGCCGGTTCTGGCACCGCTGGCACCGCACCCCGCTACGGCGCTTTGCTGCAGGCTTGCGGCCTCAGCGAGACGATTGTGGCCAGCACCAGCGTCACCTATGCGCCGGTGAGCTCCAGCTTCAGCTCGACGACGATCTATTTCAACAACGACGGCATCCGCCACATTGCCACCGGCTGCCGCGGCACCTTCACTCTGAGCGGTGAAGTGGGCCAGATCCCCACGATCGACTTCACGATGGTGGGCATCTACAACGCGCCTACCGACACGGCGCAGCCGAGCGTGACCTACAGCCAGCAGGCCAGCCCGCTGATCTTCAAGGATGGCAACACGTCTGCTTTCCAGTTCTTCAGCTATGCCGGCTGCCTGCAGTCGGTCAGCTTTGAGATGGCAAACGAAACCGTCTACCGCGAGCTGGTCGGCTGCACCAAACAGGTGCTGATCACCAACCGCGCACCCAGCGGCACTGTGGTGATCGAAGCGCCTGCCCTTGCCACGAAGGATTATTTCTCCATCTCGCAAACCGAGACCACCGGCAACCTCACGTTCCTGCACGGCACCACCGCTGGCAACCGTGTCACCTTCACCGCTGGCCAGTGCGACATCACCAATCCGTCCTATGCGGATCAGGATGGCGTCCAGATGCTCAGCATCCCCTACGTTGCCACTCCGACCACGGCCGGCAATGATGAACTGACTCTTGCTTTCACCTAAGGAGCTCCTGCATGGCGTTTGTTCTCAAGCAATCCGAGACCTACAGCTGGCCGATCACGATCGACATTCCCGTTGATGGTGGCCGGCACGAGCGGCAGACCTTTGATGGCGAGTTCAAACGCCTACCGCAGAGCAAGGTGGGCGCGATGATCGCTGAGCTCAGCAAGCTGGAAGAGCTTGGCGATCTTGATCGCATCACCGAAATCGCTGGTGAAATCTTGGTCGGATGGTCTGGCGTTACGGCAGACGACGGCAAAGACATTCCCTTCAGTCAGAAGGCATTGCAGCAGCTGCTCGAGGTGCCTTTCCTCGCGGTTGCCGTGATGAAGGCTTATGTGGACAGCCTGAAGGGAGCCAAGAGAAAAAACTGATCGAGGCCGCTGAGCACTGGGCCGGCGGCGGCGTCATTGATGAGACGCAGGCAGATGCGGCAGCTCTTGGCATTGTGATGCCCGAGCAGGCCAGCAACGATTGTGAAGTGTGGGAAGAAAACTGGCCGGCTGTTGAGATGTTCCTGCGCGTGCAGACGCAATGGCGCACCACGATGAACGGCATTTTGGCTCGATTACGGGGCTCTGGCGTGGCTCTTTAAGATGTACGCAGTGGAAGACCCGCGCTCGCTGCTGGAG